CAGATGCAATGTCCTTCATGAGTGAGTTTCTGCCATACAGCATTTCATCTCCACGCTCACCGGCACCGAACAATGTCGCATTGCTGAATAGATAAGGCTGTTGCATTGCCTTCTTGTACCAATTGACAGAGATGCTCGGCTTTTCACCTTTGCCTCCCAAGCCAAATGGTGCTTTACCCTTAACGCTGAAGTGTGGCAATTTCATTCCGCTGAACAACTTCCCTATCTTCAGAGGGAAGAAGCTCTTGATTTTATTGATTGCCGTCTGCACAACGCTCTTTGCCGTTTCAATCGGTTTAGTGATGGCATTCTTGATAGCATTCCATACTGTTGTGACAGTATTCTTCAAGGTGTTGAAGTTTGTTGTCACAGTTGTCTTGATTGCTGTGAATACCTGTGATGCCTTTGCCTTGATAGTATCCCAATTTTTATAAAGCAGAACACCAATGGCAATGGCTGCTGCTATAGCTGCGACAACAGCCAAAACAGGACCGGCAACAGCACCGATCACAGGTCCAAGAACTGCTACAATTGAGATTACACCACCTATCATTGAAACAAGGCTGCCAAGAATCATAATCACAGGCCCAAGCACAGCCGTGATTCCGGCAAGAGCAAGGGCAAATGTCGCAATCTTTGGGTGTTGCTGAAACCATTCAATCAGGCTTTGGATTTTCGGCAGAAGATTCTCACCGATCCATGTTGCTAAATCAGCAACAGCCGGAAGCAACACAGCACCGATTTCCTCGCCCATGTCGCCAAGTGTCATTTTGGCCTGTTGAACTTTGCCTGAATCGGTCTTTGCCAATTCAGCATTCATTCCACCGAACTTTGCTGTTAGAGCATCCGTGATGACCGCTGCCTTCTGCTCTTCTGTGCCTGTCTTTAATATCTCTTGCTGTTCTTCCGTCAGCTTTACACCAAGCCTTGTGAGCGCACCGACATTTCCATTAAGCGCCTTGCCAATCAGCTTCGCTTTGGCCTCCGCATCTTCCTGTGTCGCACTCACACCCTTCTCTGCTGCCAACCAATCATTCATGGCCGGAAGTATCGTGTTGATGGTGCTTGGATATTTTGCATATGTAGCTAAAGTTTGTGCGCCTGAAAGAGCAACTTCATCACCTATGACACCTTGCTTTTGCAACGCACTTGCCAATTCCATCGTGGCCTGTGCTTCTGCTTTGGTGGCATTCATCCTGTTCTTGTATATGGTGATTAACTTCTCTTCTGCAAGAGCCTGTTTCTCATAGCTGTCAATCAGCTTTGCACCGGCATACACACCGGCCATGCCATATACAGAAACAGATGTTGTGATTGTTCTGCCAACTGACTTGATTCTGTTTCCGGCTGTCTTGAATGCATTGCCGACAGCAAGGGCCTGTTGTTTGCCAACTGATCCAAACCGCTTCAACGCACCTTCAGCCTGTTTGAGATTGTTCTCGGTCTTTATGATTTCACGCTGAAGCTCACGATACTGTGCAGAGTTTTTATCAACACCGGCAGCATTCATATTCTGCTGCATCTGCTTGAGCTGTGTCAGCTTTGCCCTTGTCTCTGTGACAGACCTCTGCAACAGCTCAAACTTCTGCCGTAACAATGTAGTGTTGCCTGGGTTGAACTTCAGAGACCTGTTGATTTGTTTCAACTCGGCCTGTGTCTTGTTCAATGCGCCATCGGTTTTCTTTAGTGCTGCATTCAGTTTTGTGGTATCAGCACCGAATTCAATTGTTATTCCACGAATATATCCGGCCATTGTTACCCTCTAAAAATTATCAAAATCCTTTTGACTTGCCTTGTATGGATATTTGTGTTCATCGTTTGCTTTTTCTGTCAGCATATCCGCAACAAGCGCAAAGTCAATGTTCTCTAAATCGTCAATAGACAGGCCCAATTCCTTGCATCGCAACATGTATAATCCTGTGGTGAATGGTCTTGTGGTCTGTCTGCTTTTCTTTTTAGGGTGTGGCTGTTCCTACTGTGGAATCCATGTAGGCATTGATGATGTCCTCTGCGGAATTGACGAATGCCATTGATGAAAACCCTTCAAGCCATTCAATGAAACCATCTTCATTCAGCTTGTTCATGTCAGCCTTCTGCGCCTGATTGTGCATGATATATGCAAGGCGCATCACAACCTCCGCACCCTGTTCCTCTGCCCTCTCTTCATTGCCAAGTACGGCAAATAGGTCAGATTTAAAAACTTGTTTGTATCTGAATGGTGTTGCAGCATTGGCTGCGAACTCCAATTCCTTTCCGTCTATCTCTATTGTTTTGTACATGATTTTGCCTCCGTATTATCCTTGTTACTACAAAAAACGCACAGAAGCCAATTTGAGGCCTCTGTGCGCTGTCTGCATTAGTCCTGAACTGTGGTAAACCAAGCAGAATAAGCTGTTGAAGCTGTATTCGCACACTGTGCCTTGACGATGTTGTCAAAGGCTCTTGGTGATGCTGTGATTTCACCGCTTACTGTCTGTACTTCAATGCCATCCTCTGTTGTTGATGATTCAATGTCAGGCCGTGACATCTTGCAATTGTACAGGGCATACTTTGTTGCATTCTGATCTCCTTCAAACTGAAAGAGCAAAGCAAATGCCTTTGGCTGTACATCTGCTGCCTCATAGTAGACACCTGTCTTTGCTCCTGTGCCAACTGTCTCGCCCATGATGTCTGTTCTGAATGTATCAGGAACAAGAGCAGATTCAAAGTCACCGCTGTAACCATTGTTGGCAATGGCTGTGAAGTATTTGATGTTGTCTGCGTAGAAGTCATTGGTGTCTCCTTCTGCTGACAGGCTCAAGGATACAGCTCCAGGCCATGCCACAGGTGTTCCGTATGTCACAGAATTCGTGCCAACAGTAACTGTCGCATAGTAAACATTCTTCAGGCCATACTGTACTTTATTGTTAGCCATTTATTATTACCTCCGTCTCATACACGGTTTGAAATAACTTCTCATCATTTAAAAAATCTGTTTGCTTGTACCATGACAGGCCATGTTGCCTCAAGACACCTTCAACGGATGCCTCTGATGCCTGGTCTTTAATTTTGGTGAACAGCTCAATGAAGAGCTGTCTCTTGTTGATGTAGTTGGAATTGTCTGCGTGTGGATCGGTTTCAGATGGATAATAAAAAACCACATAAGGAGGCTGTGGTGTCTCGCTGAAATGGCTGTATCTGTACGGCAGACCGATTGATGCAACCATCTGTGCTACTTCTAACAATGTCATAGCTTGTTTAACACCTCCTGAAAGAATTTCTGTGTCTGTTCTTCTTCAACTCTTGCCATGATGCCTGTGTGGTCTTTTTTTGATGGATAATGACCACCCCCACCTGTTGAGTGTGGTTTTTCAAGCAGATGGATAAGCTGATAGGCATCTCTGTTGTACACAGTTTGATTCAGATTAAATCTTCCTACCTTCTGCGCCTTATTAGACCATCCTCTTGCATATTTGCCTTGATTGACAGGTGATGTCGCCTTCATCTCTCGCCTTGTCTCCCTCGCAGCCGTTTTGAGCATGACCTCAAGTTTCTCATTGGTTTCGTCACCATACTCTCCAAGAGCATTGATGACGGCCTTCTCAAATTGTTGAGGCTTTATTTTTACATTACTCATGCGCCAATCTTCCTCTCTGCGTAAAGCTCAAGTGTGTCGCCATTTCTGTATGTCCTGTAAATGGCATATCTCTCGCCACCAAACAGGATGACATCTTCTCCCTGATAATCACCGAAGAAGATGTCAAACCTGTATTCAGGATTCAGCTCCGTGTTGGCTGCTGCATAGAACTCTGTCTGCGATATGGAGTAAACTTCACAATAGACCTGTCTCTCTGTTTCTGTCGCAACTTCATTGCCATACTCATCAACTGTTATGGCCTGTGCGATCAAAATCAAAACATCAGCCATTGTTCACACCCCAATTCGTATAGTTTGTGGCATTCTGCATCTGTGCCTTCTGCTCATCGTATGAGGCTTTTAGTTTGTCATAGTTGTCAGGCGCACCGAAACTGAAACGCACATAAGTCATGACAGCCTTTGCAACAAGATTGTCAACGGCATCATACTCAACACCGGCAATGCCCAAGTCAAGCAGAGCTGCCTCAATATATCCTGTTATCTCGCTGTCATATGCATCTGTTGTGATACGCATGGATGTTTTACACATCTGTAATAATTCTGCTGTTGTCATTTTGACAATTCTCCTTTTGTAGCCTCATAGAATCCTCTTGTCACAGCTGCATAACCCATGTGACCAAACTCTATGGAAGGGTCAAGATAAATCTTGTATCCGTATTTCCTCGCCCTCATGCAGAAGGCGCAATCCTCTCCAACATTTGCCAAAGGTGAAAACCACACAGGGCCTTCCTTGCCGGCAATGTCAAAGAGGCAATCCGTTTTCATCAGCACACCGCCAAAACCGCAACCGGCCACCTCTCGCAATTCGTCAGGAACTTCATCCATGTTCTCAAACTTGAGAACACCATCCTCATCTGTCTCAAGCACATCAAATGCCACAGGTGTGAATGGTGTTGCCCTTCTGAAGTAAAGACCTGTAAGGATGTCAATC